GAGTAAACCGCATAGTCGAGGGATGAAAATCATCTTCCGCAGTTTACTCGTATGTTTGCATTAGTTGAAAATTAGAGTCTACAAATATCAAAACAGTAACCTCCCATCCTTCTTATCCATCACCGCATTGAAAACACTTTTATAGGTCTCATACAACTCCTTCCGGCTTTCCGGCCCCGGCCAATCGGCGAAAGACTCTCCGGCGAAGAATTTCCAAGCGAAGATCCGTTTGGCTTTTTCGGACAACTCTAACAGGTCGACCATATCCCGGATATCCTGCATACGTTCCCGGATATACTCGGTACGGTCAATACTATCATCGGGCTCATCAATAATGTTCAGTCTTCGCCAATCCACATTCTCATCTACCGGGATAGGCTTGTATTTATGCCGGTAGGGAGACGTGTCCGAGGTAACGTTCAGCTTTATCATTTGCAGGATATACCAGTCTAGTTCGGTATATTTACCTTGCTTGGCTTCCATAAGCCGGGAGAGGTGTTCCAGAGGCTTTTGAAGTAGCATACACATTACCTCGTTCAATACGTCAATAGCTTCACTACTCATTCCGGCAAGTGAGCAGTGATACTTAGCGTAATCCAGCCACCTGTCGTAACGTTTCTCAATATATTTATTCAATGCCTCACTTGCCATAGTTGTCTTTATTTGATATATTTGTCGCAGGTTGTAATGGGGTGGCGCTGTGAGGCGCTGCCTTTTTATTTATTCTCTTTGTTAGTCTTTATCTCTCGCTATAAAAATGTTATCTTTAGCCTTCTTTTTTATTCTTAGCCCAATCGATAATGTATTCAATACCTGCGTTGAATCCTTTGCTGTAACCATCTTTATATTCATGATTTGATATTCCATGATAGTAAGCCGAGCCGAAGCACAAGGCGAAACCAATGGCTATCAATACCATCCCTGTTCCAAAGTATGGATAAGCTAGGGATATATGGAATGGCTTGAACTGGATCGATATTCCAGACGTGAGAATGAATATTAGCGAGATCATTCCGATTATTAACAATGATATTTTAAGCATCTGAACCTCCTTTGTTTACATTGTGCGACATATTCTTTAATCTTGTTTGACTTTTATAATCCTTACATCCATAAGCGGCGAGATTAATGGCGTGCGTACCTATTCCTTGTCCGGAGAAGCATGGATAACGGATACATCTTACGCATTTCCTTCGTGGATATTTATTAGCGTCCTCCCGTTCTTTCAAGCGGTTGATCCCTATGTATTCCTCTGCCATGATTATTCCTCCTCCTCGGTCTCGTCGAATATCCGGGCCATCATATCGACGATGTTTGTTTGTATATTGTCCTTCGCTCCAAGCACGGCGTTGCTTATATGCTTTTTCTCCTCGATGATCCTGTAGAGTTTCTGGTCGATGGTCTTGCGGCCAAGCAGGTAATAGCAATTCACGGAGTCCTTTTGGCCGATACGATGCGCCCGGCTCTCGGCTTGGTCGCAATCTGCGTATGTCCACGGTAGCTCGATAAAAGCGACATTGCTTGACGCTGTCAACGTGATACCCGCCGCCGCAGCCTTGATGGAGCAGATGATGACGTCCGTTTTGGGATTCCGTTGGAAAGCGTCTATGGCCGCTTGCTTTTGTTGCATATCTTGCCGTCCGGTGACACACACCGCCGAGGGAAACGCCTGTAGGAGCCGGTCTACGATCTCATGCAGGTTGCAGAAGAGGATGATCTTCTTTCCGTTCTCCCGAAAATCCTTCACGAAATCGATCACCTCTCTCAACTTACCCCGGGCCGTTATGTCCTTCAATATGCCGATTCGTACCATGACCTCGCCTTTCAGCGATTTTTGTACCTTCTCATCGTCGGCCTCCTTATATCGTCTCAGATAATCCACCAAGTCACGCTCGGCGTCTTGGTATTCCTTGCGGTTGGTGATCTCGCAGGTCACAATCTGCCGTACCTTGTCGGGTAATTGAGTCAGTACCTTGGATTTTTCCCTCCGGAAGAAACAATGCTTCCAGAGCATGAAATTGAGCTCTTTCAAGTTCGAGGCCCCGTGCGGCCCAGAGCAATAGCGGCTCGTGAAATATTTCCAGCCTCCGAGATCATTCATCCGGTCCATGATAGCGAGTTGGCATATAAGGTCGTTGGGCTTGTTTACGACAGGGGTACCGGTCAACAGGATGATCCACTCTTTCCCGGCGGTGATACCTTTGCAAAACTTGCTTTGTTGGGTAGCCGTTGATTTTACCTTATGGGATTCGTCAATGATCACGCTCTTGAACAACTTGATCGTATTATGGAACTCTACGTCTTTCAGCGTCCATTTCTCCGATTTGTTGATTCGGCGTACGAAATACTTCCGTAGGCTCTCGTAGTTCACGATGAACACATGATTCATGCCCGTTTGCCAGAAGAATGGCCATGAGGTCCGTACCGAATCGGTCAATACCATGGCTTTCTTGTCCGTGAACTTGTGCCATTCACGTTGCCAGTTGATCTTGACCGTATTGGGGCAGATTACGAGACAGGGGAAAGCATCAGCTTTGTTGATGGTAGCGATGCTCTCTAATGTCTTGCCGAGGCCCATGTCGTCCCCATTGATAAACCGTTTTAGTTGTAAGCCTCGTGCGATCCCTTGCAGTTGATAGGGGTAAGGTTGTATCTTTAGGCCATGATCCTCGTCCAACTCGGGCATGTCCGGTATTTGATAGGCTATGTCCTCGTCGGTCTTAGACTCGTTCCCTCCCCAGTTGACGGGTTCGAAGTGCCTCACGTAATAGGTGAGCTGGTCTAGTTCCGCCTTGCACTTATTGTTGGCCGGGATCATCCACGCTCCGGTAGACTTGTCCCACCAGCGGACGCTGACGGCTGTCTTTAGCTTGTCAACGACCTGCTGGCGGTACCTGTCAAACCTTACCGCGTAGCATTGTCCCTTTTCCGTGTTTTGTAAAGTGATTTGCATAACGGTTGTTTTTATTATTGGTTAGGCGAACTCGTCGAAGGCTTTCACCTCCTCGGCGATCTCCTTGATCTGCTCTTTTTTCTTCCGTCCCCGTTTCTTAGGCTTCTCTTCCTTCTCGCCCGTGATATCCGATTCCTCCGGGGTATCGAAATCGAAGGATTCTTGCTTGATGCCATATTTACCTTCGAACAGATAAGCGTCCACCTCGTAGCTACATCTACCGATGGCCTCTTTCAACTCGGCTCCGTAAAGGTACCCGTCGCCAGACTCGTCCTCGTATTTGGTGAATGGGACGGAGAGGTTAAGGATCTGCCCGCTCTTCAGGAGTTTTTGCGCTTGGATTGATACGCCGGCTGATTCATCATTACCGCCTTTGCTGTATCCGGTGACGATGATATTCTTTAGCTTCTCGTTCAAGTCATCGTCGGAGGGATTGGCGACATTGACCAATGTAGCCTCGTGCATCTCACAGATTTTCACTACGTGTGGCTTAAGCCGGTTCAACGCGTACAGTAGATCGGGGTGGATAAACTGCTCCGATTCCTTTAGGATGTTGTTCTTGTAGTTCGCTTCCACGAACTTTTCCGTATACTCCGCCGTGAGCTGGTTGTTCTTGATCTTCACTTTCTGGATCTCGTACACGGGTTGCTCTTTTACTAATTCTTCCATGCTCTTTTAAAATTTAGGATTGTTATAACTCTGAGGCGCTAAGGCCATTTCAGCTTTCGCCTTGCTAATTATCGTGCGACACCATTCCAATTGGTGGGTCGCAGTCCGGTTCAATCTATCACACCAGTCGACTAGGTATTGCTCATCCTTGCACAGGCTGTCGATGATAGCGTTTACGGCCTTTGAGGTCGCTCCGGCCCGTGAAGCGGTTTCCCGTAATGTGTCGAATACTTCCGATTTCTTTTTCACGTTCAGGTGATATTTTGCGTCCGCTAACAGCTTCCCGGTTCGGGCGATATAGACGGCAAGGTCGTTTCCACGTAGGACAGCTTCTTGTACGTCTTCGCTCATTGTGATATTCAGGAAGGCATCTATGGCGGCCAGTTCCTTGGATATCTTGTCTGTCGGTGTGATATTGAGATTCATGATTTTTATTTTAAGATATAATCGTTGCCACAGTTGCCGCAATGATATACGTTGAATGTATTTCCCGTATGCGTCTGTAATTTCTTTACGAGTACGGAAGCTCCGCATATAGGGCATTTCTTTGCCAGCCTGCACTTTAGCCAGTCGATTAGGATTAAAACTAGACTCTTCATACTATTAGCTTATTAGCATCCACCACCGGAAGGCTAGTTCCTCGTATTTCTCTTTCCCTTTCCGGTAGCTAGGATCGTTCCGTCTGATGAAAGCCTTGAACACTTTTTGGTTCTTCTTGGAGATACCATAGATGAAATCTTGACGGCTTCCGGCGATATCCATATACCAGGCACGGGAACGATCCCAATCAAAAAAATCAATCGCCTCGTCAAACTGTTTCTGGGAACTGGCGAAGGTAGTTTTCAAGTCTCCGCCGAATCCGAATGTGGGAAGCCACCAGTCCCATTTGCAACGAGTGTCGAGCGTATATTCAAAGTTGCCGTATTGGAAACGTTGCCCCTTGTTTACCATGAACCGTTGCGTCTCCGCTTTAGCAAGCACTTGCGCCAATAAGGGATCGTGTCGGGCTTCCATACGGAGTGACTTGATCATGGCTTGTGCCAGTTCCCAATCTTCGCCGGAATACAATACGTCATCTACCGTATGTTTGTCATATCTTACCCGTTCGGGTTCTGTCAGCATCGCATCCACCAGACTCCCGAACTTGAACGCCTTCTCCTTATCCCCGTATTGCGTACGGGGATAGAGGAGGTTCTTTAGTTCTGTCAGGTCTGAGTTGCTGACCTCAGACCGTTGGTAATACGTATCTTGCATCTTTTTCCTTGAGTTTTAAGTATTCAATGACTGCGAAGTCAAATTCAAAATCGTAAGTGTTATCCATCAGCCACCGGAACCATTTGCGGCCCTCTTCCGTATCGAGGATCTTTTTTAGGTTACTCGGTGTACGCCTGTATTTCCCGAAGTTTATCCATGAGGACAGATATAGCTTTCTCATATCACTTGGCCGTTATATCATCGACATATTTCACGAATGCGGACTGGATTCGCTCACCGTCCTTATTGGCTGTTTTCTCGCAATAGGAGATCATCTTCTTATGGATCTTCTCAAGATCCTCCATGCTCATGTTGATACCCTCACGCATGAACCACATCTGGTATACCTGCATGAATCCTTGTGGATTGGTGACTTGGATCTTTTTCTTGATCTTCGCCTTGGTAGGGGTAGGAGACATACTGGCGGCACTGAAATCGAAGGCTGCCTGTACTTCCGCGGTGGCTTTCTCTGCCTCCGCCTTGGCTCTCGCTTCCTCTTCCTTGCGCTTGCGTTCCAGTTCGGCCTTTTGACGTTCTTCCGCCTCTTTCCGTTTGCGCTCCTCCTCCAGCCGTGCCGCCTCGATTGCGTTGGTCTTGCGAATTTCCTCTTGCTCCTCCAGTTGTTTCCGGAGGGATGGGAGGCGGTCGACCAAGGATTGTTTCAGTCCCTCGATCTCGAAAGCGTATCGATCGGAATATTCTTTTTTCTTTAGGATGGCTATCTCGTTCTTGATCGCTTTGCGGGTCTCACCGTCCATATAGAATGTCTGTTTTGTTATCCACGACGTTTTTCACGAAATCCGTCCATGAGAAACCGGTGCTTGTTTGCGTGATCTGCCGGCATACGTCCCCATACGTGGCTAGGGAGGCACGATTGAAAATCCCGTTCAAGGCGTTGATATGCTTCTCGACGTAGGCGGCGTACGTGGTATCAAGCAAGACCGTTATGTCGGCCCGGTATTGGGCTTTCTCGTTCTCCGCCAACTGTTTTTGCCGGGCCTCTTCCTCACGGCGTTTTTGTTACGCTCCATCTGTAGCAGATAAGGGATGGTTCCCTTGGATTTGGCGTCTATGGAACCCTCTAGTGTCGTGAAACGTTTGGATATGGCCGTTAGCATTTGGGTTAACGGCTTCCGGCGGTTGTTCATGTTCTCTACGGTCTTCTTTGACTTCGCAAGGTATTCTTGTACCGCAGTGTCGATCTCGTCCGTGCCGATACCTCCATTTCCCTCAATCGTGTCCAAGAGGGTTTTCCCTGCGTTCGTGCAAGCTGAGACCGACGCCTCATTGCGGGCGAGAATATCCGGGGCTGTCTGTAAGATGCTAATGACCTCGTTAGCCTTGAAAGGTAAATTGTTATTCTGTGTATCCATGTCGATAAAATTTTGAATGTTGATATTGAACTCTTAAAATCCGGCTTCTTCATCTTCTTGTGATATTTGGGCTGTTATACCAGATACGGGTATCGGTTCCGCTTGCGGTTGCTCTCCGAATCCTTGTAAAGGATTTTCCGATTGGGGCTGGAGGGCTTGCGGTTGCTGTCCGGCTTGATTGGGCTGGATAACGGTTGTTTCTTCCAGTCCGTAGTCGATCTCTTGCGGTTCCTCCTGTGTCTCGAATGAGGAGAACTGTCCCGTGCGTACCTTGGGATATCCGTCGAAAGCGTGCTTGATAAGCTTGCTTTCCAAGAATCCCGGATCAATACCTCCTTCGCTAGAGGTATAAAGGGCATTGGCCTTCCCTTCTTTCTGCCGGGTTTGCGGGTTCCATTTCTGGTTGTTCTTAAAGCTGTACACTTCCAATCGCTTGATATCGCCTTCCATCATCCAGTGCCAGTCCACGGTACCGTCGGAGCGTACGATACGTAAGAAACCACCTATCACCTTGTTGGACTTTCGGGGGCATGCCGCTTGGTAGGTCACGGTCTTTACGCCGTCGATCAACCCGGGGGAGAAGGTATCGCCCTCATAGCAAACCACGGGATTATCCACGTAACGGACTTGTCCGGCACGTTGCCGCATGACTAACTCGCCATATCCGGTGATGGAGAGATAAGCACGTAGTTCGTAGATATCGCTACCGTTGTTATCCTTATAGCCGGTCTTCGTGCTACGGGGAAGAATATAACAGTGCGGTCGTCCTGTCGGGTCAAGTGACAGGCCGTTGACCGCTATATCCAAAAAGCATCCATAGAGGGATAACGGTGTGCATTTTTGCAGTTCCGGCTTGTCTTGTAAGATCTTCCGGAAGTTGAATTTCTCTTTCTCGTAGATTTGCGCTCCTTGGGCGGTACCCCAGATTGCGTTATACATTTGGATGAACTTTTGTTCTACCCTGTTATCTTCCGCTATCATGAGCGGGTCTAGCTGATTCAACTCAGCTACTTTGATCTGAATTAGATTCGACATGATGTTATGTTTTTAAATATTAGTTACCAATGTTTAGCTATCATGTAAGCCATTGCCGCACATCCGGACGTCGTGATGATATGCAGGAAATGTCCTAGGCAAATAGCCACGATTCCAAGTATGGCGAGCGTTCCGAAAAGGATGTAAAATCCCCACCTCACCGCTTGGGCGAGTTTCCAGTAATCTGTTTTCATACGTCAATGATTTATTAGCAATGCGGTTTACCGTCCGTGAAATAGCGAGTTGGATGGGTATCGTAAACTTCCTTTTGCAACGCCTTGCCAAGGTGCCTTGCTATGTTAATGATTCATTTAATAGTCGTATGGATTCAGGGCGCACTTATACAGGTTTTCCAGCCTGTACTCGATTTTGCCCGGTCGCTTGTAACGTTGTAGCCTACCTTCCGAGACCCATTTTTCCACGTTCTGCCTCCCGAAACGGAGGTGCGCTTCCTTTTGCCCGATAAATTCCCGGATACCCGCTTGCATCCTTGTGATTTGCCAAGCAAGGTATTCGATCTCGATCTTTCGTAAAGAAGGTATGCTTTGATAGGTGTTTTCGGTTGGCATGATTATTCGCCCTTAAATAGATTCTTTTCGTTCGCGTATCGCATGAACTCCGCCATGGAGTGTATCGAGAGTTTCCGGAAAACGTTCTTCCGGTGGTTCTTTACGGTGTGGGACGAGATGAAAAGCGTTTCCGCGATCTCTTCGTCTTTCTTGCCATAGTAGCAAAGCTCCATCACCCGAAGCTGGCTGTCTGATAATGTACTGTTGAACTTCGGTTCACAGATTTTCTTAAACCCGTCACACTCTCCTCGTAGAGGGCAGCCGACAAACTCGAATTTGAAATTCCAGTTCTCATCCACGTCTATCATGTTATCGTACAGCCCGAAGTTGCATTTGATAAACCTGCGTACAGCCAAGAAATCCCGGTAGCATTTATTCCCGTCGTAGCGGGCGTAATACTTGCGGAGTGCCGCATAAGCCTCCGTATAGAACTCTTCCAAAATCTCAAGGAAACTTTGAATGAAATCCGTATCGGACTCTTTCAGTTGGCGTTCCGGCTGTCCCTGCTCTTTGATAGTTACTTCGCCGGAGGGGGTGGTATAGAATTCTATTGCGCGCATACCTTATCTTCCTTTGGGAATAACTCACTGGCAGGAATGCCAAGTTCTCTTTCTATCACTTCTTGGGCTAACGCATCCGGTTGGTAGACTCCCGCTACCCAACATCTGACGGCCGATTCAGATCGTTTGGTAATGGTGGCTATCTTTTGGATGAAAGCCTTCTTAGGCGGCGTGTTGTCCATGGAGAAGTAGATCTCTCTGAACGAACGAGCGCCAGTCTCATGACCTTGTAGGTTTAATTTTTCCATTTTTGCCTCCTTACATTATTATATATGTTCTGTACTTTATATTTTCGCAACTACTATTAATCTTTACAGGTGCAAATATGGAATAAACTTGTGAAATACGCAAGAATATTTGCGAAAATCTAAATAAAAACTTTTGTTTTTCGCAAGTAACTGTGCGAATATTGTGCGTAACTTCATAAATATGAATGTAATAGATAACATATTTAAGATAATGGCTCAAAAGGGTATCAAACAACGAACGTTGGCTGATGCTATGGGTATTGATGAGTCTCAAATTTCTGTTATGAAAAAAGGTAATCGTGATTTGAAAATTTCAGAAATTGAGAATATCGCAAGTTGCTTGGGAATTTCCATAACAGACCTGTTCACTTGGCCAGAGCGGTATGTGCCGGAGCAATCTGCTGGAGAAAAGGTTTTGACGACTCCAAAAGTGATATTGCAATTAGAGTTGGAAGATAGTGATGTGAAAGCTGATGTGATAAAGTTGGCTTTTGGGGATAGGGTGTTGGAGATTAAGAATAAATAGAAATGATATAGATATGGAAGATTTAATGGACAAAGACAAAACAATTGCAATACTTCGTCATCAGTACGAACGCGAGAGAAAAGAAAATCAGATTTTGAAAGAGGAGATTGCGTTACTTGAGTATGAGATTGAACAATTGAAGCAACAGATTAAGTAAATATTGATATGCGATTCCTTTTTTGGAATATACATAAAAATGAATCTTTGTTCTCATCAATTGCATCAATTGCAGAAGCCGAGAATATAGATGTCTTAATGATTGCGGAATGTCCAGAAAATAAGCAGCTTGATTTACTTAAGAGTCTAAACGCTAATAATAGTGATATTTTTAAGTATTTAGTTCCAATAGTAAATTATCAAAAAGTAATGGTATATTATAGGCATTGTAAAATTACTAACAAAGAGGATAAACCTAGAATCAGCGTTAAAGAATTATACAGCCCTTTACTACAAGGGAACATAACTTTAGTAATATGTCATTTACATAGTAAAATAAATAACTCAGATGAAGAGTTATCAGAAAAGGCCGAAAGCCTAAGACGATTTATAGAGGACATAGAATCTAAATTGGGACACCAAAGAACTATTTGTTGTGGTGATTTTAATATGAATCCTTTTGATAAAGGAATAATAAAGGCTCAAGGATTACATGCTGTAATGGAGAAAAATATTGCAAATAAAAAGGAATGTATAATTGAAGGTGAGAAATTTTCTTTTTTCTATAATCCTATGTGGGGGTTTCTAGGTGATTTAGGGAGAGGAGATGTTTCTGGAACAATGTATTATAACTCTGGTGGACATATTAATTATTATTGGCATTTATATGACCAAGTTCTAATACGTCCAGATATGATAAATAGTTTTGACGAATCTGATTTGAAGATAGTAACATCTGCCAATAAATTAGATCTATTAACTAGTAATAATTTGGTAGATAAATCCTTATCGGATCATTTACCAATTAAGTTTAATTTAAAAATATAAATATATGGAAGATCTATGGCCTGATTTTGAGTTTGAAAGTTCAATGACTCCTAAAGAAATTTTGTTGACGCAAGCTGATTTTTTGAGTAAAAAAACATC